CCATAGCGTCGCATAGTTTTTTGGTGAAGCGCCTCTCGGACTCGTTCAGGATATCCATTTGTTTTATACGAGTATTTATTTGTGGCTGTTTGACGAGCGAACTTTTTGGGCCAGCGAATGAAGTCCGGCCAGAGTCGGGAGGACAGGCTCGTGGTATTGCTCTTCTTCGGGCGCCTCCTTTGTCCACCGTATCTGAAGATCGAGCGGCCCGACGAGGTCTACAATATATCCAAGTCGAGACAATTGTCGGGCCATATACATAACAGTCATAGATAGATCATATTTTGGAAACCCTATCAAAAATGAAGGCACGGTCAGTATTGTTTTTTTATTTCCAATTTCTGAGGCTGTCTTAATTTTCCTACAAAATTGGTCGAGAAGAGCCCTGTAATATTCCTTTTTTGCATTATTTCTCTTTTTTTCGGATTGCGCTATTGCCCGGGCCGATACGACCATCTAGTATATGTTTTATAAAATTAAGAGCGAGTTTGCAGGTTCTGATTCGTGAGAATCATGCCGGTCGTGTGGGCCTCTGGCATGTTGAGGAGCGTCGGCTTGAAGGCCAGAGCCGCCTTGAGCTGGGTGTCGAAATTTTCCTGAATATCCTTCCATGGCATGTATCTATCTGGCTTGAACCCGTATGATCCGGTCGAGGCGCTCGAGTCTCCCACGTTGAACACCTCTACAGAGCCGTCATCGCTGACCCGAGCGTCCATGTCATACTGGATCCCCAAAAACTTTTTTGAATTAAAAAACAAAATTCGAGCCTTGTAGGATCCGTCCGGCTGGGCGTTGACAAACACGGTGTCGATCGGTACCAGATCCTTACGGGATTCCAGAAATTTTTCAATAATTGTCTGTGTGACAACTGGTGGTATAGCCGCTGTTGGGTCGGCCATAAAGGTTGCAGTCTTGTGACTGTTCCATACGAGAAAGAGGGCGACTCCGGCCATAATAAGTATAGCAAGGTCCTTCATTACTTTAACAAACGAAAAAGTTTCAGTGCGTCTTCCGGACAAAATCAAAAAAAATGAAAATAGTATATGGCCCTTCTGGTCTATTCCGCGAAATGTAAATTTTCACAGGAGATACTGGCCTTCATCAAAGCTCAACCGGCTTTGTCTGAAATTGTAAGACTCCATGAAATTGGAGCGAATGGAGTCCCTTCGAAGAAGATTACTCGGGTCCCGACACTTATCACAAATGAAGGAAAGATGTGTGTCGGTGCAGACGTCAAAGCATGGCTCGAGTCTATGTGTCCGAACGAGCTCGAGATGTGGGAAGCTGGCGGACCGTCATTTACGAACATCGATGGCTCGGAAAATTCCGGAATGTTCGAACTTGACAGATACGGCAAGACGCTCCAACCCGAAATTACTCCCGAATTAAAAAAGAAAATCGAAATGTCTGTCGACGAGGCACAGAAGAGTGCACGCTCGTCTTAAAGATAAAAGGAACAGTTACGATAAGATGCGTTTTCGGACCATTCAAGCATCGGCCCTTAAATCGGTCTTTGAGGTTCTGAAAGATATTATCAATGATGTGAATGTGTATTTTACAGACAAAGGTATCCAGATACTCACACTCGACACGGCCCGAGTGACTCTGGTCCATATGTTTATGTCTGCTGATAATTTTGAAGAGTATGAATGTCCCGAAAATTTGGCAGCTGGTATGAATATGGCAAATATATACAAGCTTCTCAAGTCGGTCTGTAGTCAAGACGTCCTTTCGGCCTTAATTACCGGTCGCGACTTTATGGAAATGGTTATAGAGAATCCAGTCAAAAAATCTTCAACCAAATTTAAACTAAAATTGCTCGACATCAACGAGGACATACTCGAATTTCCGGACGTCGACATGAACGTCGTGACGACTCTCCCATCCGTCGATTTTCAGAAGATGACCCGAGACATGAGTAATCTTTCGACCGAAATGGATATTATACGAGCCGGGAACACGCTCGAGTTGAGCTGCAAGGGCGACTTTGCCGACCAATGCACCGTCATAGAGTTTCCAGAACACGTCAAGCGGACTGGAGGAACATTTAGTCTTAAATATATTAATCTATTTACAAAGGCTACAAATATGTGTTCGTCCGTTCAAATACTACAAAACTCTACAAACTCAGATATGCCAATTATATTCCGATATACAATTGCGAATCTGGGAGATTTAAAATTTTATTTAGCTCCCAAGATTGATGATACATAAATAAATAAATAGTAATATACCAATGGAGGCTAGGTACGATGAGAGGATGAAAAAATGTAAAAATCAGGAAGAAATGACTGACTATCTTTTATCGTGTATTCCAATTCTCAGGGAATACACGTCCGAAACGCATCCCCAAACTGTGTCTCGAAGTGTCGCGAGTCTTCACGTCACAACGCGTAAGGGTATAGCCCGAAATGATATTTATAAAAAATATTTAAAGGAAGTCGAAGAGGTTTGCGAATATGAAGCCAAAAAGAGTGACGATTCGGCGCCTTGTCTCCAGTGTGGTAAGAGATATTCAAAAATTTTTGACGATGCCCTGAGTGAAGAAATATGCAGAGAGTGTGGTCTCTCTGAATACGTCCAAGGTGACGAGGTCGGCTACAAGGAAGAGCAAGAACACGAGAAACTCATCATCTATTCGTATAAACGTGAAAATCATTTTAATGAATGGGTCAGTCAGTTTCAGGCAAAAGAATCCACAAATGTCCCTGAAGATGTTATATCAAAATTAAGAACTGAATTCAGAAAACAAAAGATTAAGGATCTTTCTGAGGTGACTCATGAAAAGGTCAAGGGTCTCCTGAAAAAGTTGAATTATTCAAAATATTACGAACATGTCCCATATATCACGACCATGATTAGTGGTATCACGCCCCCCACGATGCCACAAGAGCTCGAAGACAAGCTCAGGCTCATGTTTCACGCGATTCAAAAACCTTTTGAGAAGCACAAGCCGGCAAATCGCAAAAACTTTTTGAGTTACTCTTTTGTCCTATATAAGATGTGTGAACTTTTGAGCGAAGATAAATACCTTCCATGTTTTCCACTTCTCAAGTCTCGTGAAAAATTATATATTCAAGATCAAATTTGGGAAAATATATGTCGAGAGCTTCAATGGCAATTTATACGTACTATTTAACATTATATACAGTGAAGCGCCCCTTTTTTACCCCTCCGTTCATCTTATTTAATTTTTTGAGTATATTCTCAACCTGTTCTATGATGGGCGACAGACTCGAGGGACGTCTGGTAGCGCTTGGGCGGTACCGGCGCGCATCCTGTTGCTTCAGTGTATGAGGCATGTACTATTAAAAAATATTAATTTTAACAATCTATCCGATCAAGAGTCTTGGGGACAGGACGATCCCTCACTATTTTCTCGACCTCTGGTTGGTCTGTCGCTCGGTCTGGAAAATTGATGAGATACCCAACATCTAGATCAAGAAGCTTCATATAATTTCGAGTCTGAATTCGGTACGTCTCATTGATCTTGCTTACAGCCTTGAGCTCGAGGACCACTCGTCGGTCCACTATGAGATCTGCCCTTACATGCCCGACGTTTTGGCCGTCGTAAAATACTGGCACGATTCGCTCGGTCTCATAGTAGATACCCTGCTTTCGTAGGGCGACCTCAAAGGCCGAATGATAAACAGACTCGGAATATCCGGGCCCGAGTTCGGACCATACGCTTTGAGCGATAGCCTCCATTTTTAGAATAAGATTCAAAATCTCTAAGCGACACTCCGTAGGCGGCGAACGCTCCGGGGCGATTTTGGAATGTTGGCATTTGCCGCGCTCATCAGGAGGCGCGGGCTCGGTGCAGCCTCAAGGGCCTCGAGGGCGGGATGGGCCGCCGCAGCAATCTGCTGACCTATGACAGGATCGCGACCAGCTATGACTGCCCCCATCATCATCTCGAAACGCCTAAACTGGAGTTCAGCGAGCTCCTGGTGGCGCTGATGGGCCAGAGACGCTTCTTGAGCGGCGTGCGTCCGAGCCTCCCGACGATTTCTGTATTCTCTTGAAGAACTTATAAATTGTAGAATTGTCACAAAGACGTATACTGTTGCGAGGGCAATCGCATATGGCAGCCAGGTCTTTGCTTCTTCGGACGCCTGCTTTGCCAGATAATATTTGGCCCACCACTCACCGACGCGCACTGAAACGCCCGCAGCCATGGTACCGAGGCCGGTCAAAACTCCGGGAGCAAAGGCATTCGCCCTGCCGAAGTGCATGAAAATTGCAGCCATGAGAATCTCGCGTTTGTGCCTGTTCAGAGGAATCTGACTGACACGCATGGTCCGTATGCTTAGATTTTTTGCATCCGGAGTCATTCTGTTAAAGTTTGTTTTATTCAGGCTCATTTAATTATAGACAATAATTTATTTTGAACGGCCAAAAGATGTTGTATACTTGCGTCGGATCCACATGGCGTCTTCCCTGTATATCCGAGATGCGCGAGGAAGCGTACGCTTCGTGAGAGTGCTTATGGCGATCAGTCGGCGCATGACAGCCAGAGGAGTCTCTCCGCGGCTGATGCCGAGGGCCAGAGCCTTGTGGCGCGTCGGCGGGGCTTCCACTGGATGATAGCCATAGCGAGTCAACATACCCCCTCTGAGCTTTCCGATGACTCGGGAGCTCTTACCGGACGCACCGACATCCTTGAGGGGAACGGCAGAGACCCGGCTCTTTCCAGCCTTGCGAACATAACTGTACGACTTGTGCGTCGGTGTGGCCGCCACGCGAATCACCTTTCTCGTTCGCCGCACAACGTAACTCTTTCTGAGCATGGTACTCTATGTTTCGAAAAAAATCAGACCTGATCGTATCCTTTTAAAAACATACGAAGCTTTCCTTCATTTGACGCACCAAAGTCAAACATATTACCATCAGTCACTCGGAGCTCGACCGTTTGATATCCATAGGTGTGTCTCAATTTTATAGTAGAATACAAAATGTGTATGGCGTAGCTCTTGAAATCTTTCACTTCGGTCAGGTGGTTATATCCCAATTTCAAAACAAAAACGTCTGTCAGTCCAAGGAAGGGTCCACAGGGCGCATCCTCCTCCGTGCCCCCATCTATATACCTCCAACCGTCACTCAATTTTATACTAGAAAACAAAAAAGGGATGGCTATGGAGGCACAGAGAGCGTCTAGGACGCTCATGGTCGGCGTCGAGGCGACAGAAAAATATACAGTCTTCATGAGGTCGACACAGTATGCGGCTACATGAAGCTTTATAGGATTTCGGTCATACAATTCAGAAAATGTGATATCGTCACGGCCGGTCAATTTTTCACATGCCTTGGAAAGAATTTCCCGTATCTTTTTTAATGACACAAACCCATAGTCAGACAGTAAAGTCTTTATACTAGGTTTCATTATACTCTTGATTGGTATATCCAATGATATATCGAGTATCTTCATGGGATCGCCATCGGATACACAATAAAGAAAACTCAAAAGACTTCCGGCCGAAGATCCAGAAATTTCTTCCAGATCGTCGAGCTGACCTTGTCTTTTCAATTTTGAAAGAGCACCTAAATAGGCGAAAAATCCCATAGCACCTGGGCCGACGACAAGGTGCTTCATCTAGTCATAGCCTAGAAAAATGTGGGAAACAATGAGCGAAGACTTGACCACAAGACGGCGAAGAGGATAGTATGGACCATGAGCGGGCCCTTGGAGAGGCCGAGGGCAACGAAGAGCACTCCAGGAACTATCAGGTCACTCTTAGTAATTGTGAATTTAAAACCAAAATTGATTGTGATCCAAAATAAAAACAAAAATAAATGAACCTGAAGGAACAGCCCGATAGGTGCCATTGACACGAGCCAAAAGAGGACTGTCGGGGCCAATACCTTTGGGCCAGTAAGGTCTATGACCATTTATATTGGTCGTATATAATTATTGGTCCATGCCACAAAATTTTGGATGGAAACTCTACTTGCGATCTCTGGAATTCTTGACATTTCGGACCACAGTAGTGCCTGAATACCCGTCGGTGTCATTTCAGAAAACCACCCGGACGGATACAAGATGAAATTTACAAACAAATTATACGTCGCTAGAGATTCTATATAATTTTCATCTAAATATGTGCGAAGAATCATCCAGCCGTTCAAAAGTTCTTGAGAACACATGTCTTGCCAGTCCTCTTCGCCAAGCTCTGGTCCCTCCAAATCCTCATCATCAGAATCCCATACCTGTTCGTATATATACGCATCTCTTGCGTATTCGTCATTGAGACCCATTATATTTATAAATTAAATGTTTCAGGTCTTTAAACCTGTTACAGACACGCTCTGCGTTTGTTTACGGGCCACGGAATCCTGTATGATATTCCAGACGGCTTCGACCTTTACTTCATCACCGTTAAAATAGCTCATTAGGCCCTTCTTAATGACTTCTTTTGTGATAGAACCTTTAGATACCTTTGTCTTCAGTTCGACTTTTACTTTATCTTGGACCCGAACGGTATCTATCTCATTCTGGGCCATGTGCTGAGTCACAAACGCGCGAAGATCCTTCTCGCGCTGGTTCAAAACGCCGAGATCTTTGCGCGCCGAGGAGAGTTGGGCTTTGAGAGCTACCCACTCGGTCATTGCGGATTTAAAATCCATTATGTTATTTTATTATGTAAAAAAAAGACACCATTTACGCATACTCGTAGTCGATGTCGAAGCGGGGCCGCATGACATCGGGAGGTATCGTGCTGAGGTTAAAGATGGAAACGGGCGTGCGGGGATTGAGTGGCTCAGAGCGCTCCTGCTGGTTGCCGTTGCGGAGAACGCCACCGAGGGTCTCGGGATAGCCAATCTGGCTCCGGGGATCGAGGTAGTTCTGATTTCCTAGAATCTTGTCTGGGCTAAATTGCCCGAAATCCTCAGTCGCTACCACATCACGGGGAATCAGGCTGGCTGAGGAAACGACGCCAGAGTCGAAATCGCTCCGACCGACCATGGCTGGGGCGCCGGCCGATGCGGTATACCCCGGTACGGATCCTGAGCGACGCTTGGGCTGGGACATAAGGAGGAAAACAATGACGGCCAGAAGGGCCAATATGACAAGGCCCTTACGATTCATTTATTATTAACTGTCTATATTTTTTTGGCAAGTCAATCAAGGTAGTCAGTCGGATCCTCAACCTCATCTTCCGGCTCGTCTGAAAATAGATAGTCGGTCGGACGGGACTTGGGCTCCCCCCTGACACGGACCTGGAGGACCCTCCATACTGGCCCAAAAGACTTTTTCAGAAACCAAAGTCCTGAGAGCTCGAGAACGCAATCACACTTTGTTCCCTCCTTGACATCCTGGAGTTGAATTGAATTTTTCTGGGTATCGAATGCGAGAGAGACCACCTGACCCTTGATGGACGCGAGGCTCGCGCCGAGGACACCATCCGTCACGCTCTCCTGATAGGCCGCCACGATCGTGTCGTCCGACAAGTCTCGACCGAACCACTCAACTTTTGAGTTCTTTGCTCTGGTAATAATACCCTGGTCGATAGTCGAAAAAAGATCAAAATCATCTGGAATCTTGAAAGAGACCGATTTGGACTCGAGAGAATCCTGAAGAACCAGACCATTCACCTGGTGGCGCCCCCCAGAAATTCGCAAAAAATATCGACCATCGGGTAGCTTCTGGGGCTTGGCATATTCCATTGTGTAGTATACATTAAATTAATCTTTATGTAGATTATGGGGAAGTGCTCGACTGACTTTGTCCTGAAGGATTGTATGTGCTTAGCTGACCCTTTTGATAAAACGTCCACAATGTGCGGCTACGTGTCAAAAATCGATTGGCAAGTCTACCCCTGCAGCCCTGGGTGTTGTGAGCCATCATGCAAGAACACGAATCCGGACACTTTGCAAGGCATCGTGCTGATGTTGAAGTACCAAAATCCCTCCCGCGTATTGG